AGTCCAAATAACTGTTGGTGGTTTATTTCCTATATCGTAAGATGTCTGAGATCCTCTTAAAGTTGCCATTTCTTTATTATATCATGACAAACCGTCTCTGAGTGCTCCCCAGGTACCGTTTCCTTTTGCCTCTACTATGACTATGCCATTTACGTTATTTGCATATGCACATATGCCAACTGCTGCAGATCCTGTTGATGGTCTAACATTTGTTAGGCCTCCAGTTTCTCCAACATATAAAACCTCGCCTGCAACAAAACTTGAAGTATTTAAACCTTCCATAACTCCAGCAACAACAACTACTCCATCAGAGCCGTTTGCGGTGCTGGTTTTTAGTAGCCCTAATATTGGAGATGATGTAGAGGGAAGTGCTTTTGCAATTGTTGTTTTTGCTGCATACCCTGTTGCATATACTGGTACTCCAGCACCTATTGTTGCCCCGCTATTATTTTTTACATTAATCTGAAAATATGATACTCCGTAGGCTGGAAGTATAGCATCAAGAGATTCTGCTAATTTTTTAAAGTCTCCGTGTACGTTTACTGGTGAATTTTCCAGGGGATATTTAACTCCCGTTGCAGAAAAGTCATATGTAGTCATAATAAAATAATTATACACCCAAATTTGACTTTCAGCCGAAAATCATGTTATACTTGTCAGTAGACACCTATCAAGGTGTTATTGTTTTCTAAGGAGGAAACTATGATTAAATTTATCGAAAGAAACAAAGAGATCATTAGCACACTCAGTATCGTAGCACTTATCAGTGTATTTTCTAATGCTGCTAATGCTACTCCAGATTTAAATACGAAGAATAACCTTAGCCTGAAACAGGCTCAAACAGTAGATACCGCCTCGAAAGAGGTTTTTTTGGTTTCTAAGGCTAAAAAGTTGGAGAGTTTTGAAAATAAGGTTTCTCTGACTGATTTAGAACTAAAGGAACTTCTGTCCTTAGTAGGCTTCAAGGGTAAAGACCTTGTAGTCGCTTGGGCAGTTGCTAAAAAGGAGTCTAATGGGCGACCACTGGCTTTTAATGGCAATCACAAGACTGGTGACTCGTCTTATGGAATGTTCCAAATTAATATGATTGATTCCCTTGGTCCTGATCGTAGAACAAAGTTTGATCTTGACTCTAACGCTGACCTTTTCAATCCCGTCAAGAATGCAGAGATTGCATACTATATGACAAATGGGGGAGACGATTGGTCTTCTTGGAAAGGAATTACTCCAAGGACTAAAACTTGGATGGCTAAATTTCCTAACTAGTTTCTTCTTGGTGGCATACCAAAACCACGGTTTTCAATAACCACATGAGAAGAATAGTTTGGTATAAAAATTAAATACTTAGAAGAAAGCCCAGTATGTTTAACAAACTGCTGGGCTTTTTCTATTGGTACATCTAGTTGTCCAGACATAAGCATGGATAACCTGTCTGTAGATTTTTGAACATGTTCCCAGTAAAACTCTTTTCTTTCGTCTGCCCAAGGCCTTAGTGTTTGTCTAGTTATCGTTCCATTAGGTTGTCTATGAGACTGATGGTGAAAGACATCTCTTGTTCCTATTGAAAATATATTCCATCCTGCTGAAAAAGTTCTTAAAGATAAACAAAACTCTTCAGTATTAAATGATTCGTGTTTTGATATACCAACTTCATTAACCCAGGCTTTTGGTGCTAAAAGGTAGCAACATGTAGCCCAAAAAGATCTAACTTCTTTATCTATTTCTAATCTTTGATAAGTTGGAAATGTAAATCCTGGGATCAAAGAAGAATAGTTGCTTGCAAAAATAGATGTGGTATTTCCAGTTTCAGTATTAATACTTCCGTCATTTAATATTTCATAGTCTGCTGGTGCATATGCAATTATAAATTTATTATTATTTTCTTTTATTTTTTCATATCTTTTTATTGCCAAACTGTCCCAATTTGGAGAAGCATATGTGTGTGAATCAAACTGTATAAAATAGTCATAATCAATGTCTACATTTGATGCTAAATTTCTTGCCCAGCCAAGTCCTCCACGGTATTCAGATAAATCATAGTGAAGATATCTTATTTGACTATCTGGAATAAATGAAAAATCAAAAACCTCTGTGTCTTCTGAGACTAAAGAAAAAAATAATTTATCTTTATTGCTTGAACAATCCCATAAAGATTTTATAGTAAAATAAAATTCTGGATCACAGTAGTTAACAACACTAACCAATAGTTTATTATACATCTTTGTTTCTTATATGAGTATAAAGATACTCTGGCCCTTCTATAAAGTACCAATGATCTGGCTCACAAAAGAAAAAGAAAGCATTGCAAACCAAGTTATTATCAGGATCTGGAAACTCTTCTCTCCAGTGTTCTTGATCATTTCCATATGTCATTAGTGCATCATTTTCTTCTAGTAGGTAAGGTTTTCCTTCTACCCAGAGTTCCCAAGGAGTTTTTTGAAATACACAAAAGTTTATATGATATGTACAGGCATTATCATCTTTATGTTTCCACAACTTTGCTTCTTTACCCTCATAAACTGACATAAGACACCAAGAAGGTTTTATATCTTTTGACTCAAAATAATCTCTTGCAAAATCTGTCAACATATTATGAAACTTTTTTAACTCTTCTGTATCTGCCCATTGATGTCTCCCAAAAGATTTATCATAACTTGGTTGAGTTGACCACATTTTCATAGCATACTGTTGTAGTTCTTTTAATTGTTCTGGTGGAAGAATTGTTTTGATTATTTTGGGGTCTTTAATATTCATATCTTACCATTTTCCTATAGGACATTTAGCAGCATCTAGTTTAGTTTTTTCTGACATAAAACATCCACACTTTTTACATTGTTTTGTTAATTTAATTAATTCTGGACAAGCCTTACAAATATCAAACCTTGTTTTTGCTTCTTCTTCAGGTACACGCTTTGTGTTTGGGTTTAACATATCTAATGGAGTTACTCCATTTTTTTCTTTGTATAATTCCCATCTACTTTTTGCAACCACAACGGGTTCCTTCGCACTGGTAACCATCCTCTTTCATATTGTAACTGGTCCAGTCCGATAGACTATCATTACTTCTTCCATCTAGTACATAAAATTCATTGTCTATAAACTTAGCAGGCTCCCCAGTAGCATATCCTCTTTTATGTTTTACTAGATTTATAACTTTGGGATTGCTTAATAGTATTGAACCAAAATACTCTGATGTATGTAAAGTTTCAAGTTCTGTTTCATTATTCATAAACTTAATTGTTATACCGTCATTTTCTGGAAAATTATCAGATACATCTATAGCATCAGTAAAACCTAAAAATAAGTCTGCTCCAAGTTTACTTGCAGCAATGGTATATGGTACATCTTCTCCAATCACAAAGGCTAATGCGGCTTGCTCTGTTTCATTAGCATCTGGATTAAAAGTTATTTCTATATCTGTAATCATTTTATCTCCTCTGTATATATTCTATCATGGTTTGGCAAAATTATCCACTTTTTAATTAACATGGGCCTTGGCTTCCAAACACAGAGCAAGTACCACATCCAGGAACTCCAGAAGTTTTATCAGCATTAGAACATGTGTAAGTTTGTGGAGGTGTAGGCGTTGGGGTAGGTGTTGGCGTAGGCGTTGGTGTAGGAGTTGGGGTAGGTGTTGGCGTAGGCGTTGGCGTTGGCGTTGGCGTTGGGGCAAAGTATGGTGGGAAGAAAGGTGGGAAGAATGGAGGGAAGAACGGAGGAGGAGAAGTTACAGTAATTACTCCAGAAGAAACAGTAGAAGATGTTCCTGTACTGTTTGTTGCAGTAGCAAATGCTCCATATTTTGCTCCAACAGTATTTTCTAGTGTTGCTGTAACAGAAGAAGATCCTCCTGAAGAATTAACAAACTCACTTGTTGTACCAGGAGTACTTCCATTTCTAGTAACAGTAATGAATACGTTGTAGGATGTTGGACTACCAGACCATCCAGATGTACTTGCTGTAATAGTACTTCCTGGTGTTGTGCTACCAGTCAAAGAAACAGATCCACCTGATGGAGCAGGAGGAGGAACAAAGCAACCTGCTTGGCTACCTGTTGTAGCACAACTTACTCCTGCTTGAGTACATCCTGAAACTCCATTTGTTACATCTGAAGCAGAACATATTCCACCATCATACGCTGGTGTAGGCGTTGGTGTAGGTGTTGGTGTTGGTGTCGGTGT